CGGACCTTCGTATAAAAAACAACGTCATTATTGTCGGCATGCGGCCTTTTCTTTTTTCGCCGCCGCGGCTCCGGCAGGTCCAGCTCCGGTGTATTGTCCCAGTAATCGTCCATGAAATCCCGCTGCGTCCTTTCATTCCTTGCGGCTAACCTGCTTCGCTTCGCTCGCAGCTTTTTCTTCGGATTCGCCTTCGGCGATACTTTCTTTCGGTTTGAACTCCCCGCACCACTCGTCTTCGTCCGGCATAGGTGAATAAGCTTTGTCATCTTTGTCACTATTAATTGATGGCGGAAATCTATGACAAATTCCCAAGGGCACACAATCATCATCATCTGATAATAATTCCCAATATTCACAGTTTTTACATTTTCGCTCCATATGTCACCGCCTTTCATTATTCACATGGTAATTGATTAATAATCCTCTTGTTCCGACATCTCGAAGCAGACGTAATATTTCGTTCCGCCTTTATGAAGATTTATAGTTTCAACCCAGACTTTGTAGCCGCTCTCCGCCAGGGCGGATATCATTTTACTCCTATTTTCATTACCTTCTATCTGCACCCTGATTTGCCTGTAAACTTTTGTGTCTTCAACATTAGATAATGACATAAGTCACCGCCTTTCATTATTCAAAAGTCACTCGTCAATATTCAATTCCGAATCTGTTTTTACAGATTCGGCACCCCGTCCCAGTAGTCCGAGCCACCCGAGTAACCGGATTGTTTTTCTTTTTTGCCGCCTTTTATATGCGATGCCACATCGATATCGCGGAGGTGGAAAACGCCCGCCAATTCGGCGGCGAAGTCGGCGTAAACGTTCGTGTCCCAGGTATGGTTCTCGCGGAACCCCTTTTTCTTTACCCAGACAACCATTTCCCGGCCGCCTTTTTGCCGTTTTAGCCGCTGCGATTCCGATGCAAGCTGCCTGAGTATGTCCTCCGGTATGTCACTGGGCAGGTGCATATAACCCGGTCCCGGCTCTCTGCCCTTATCGTAAAGGAGCTGCCAGAGCCTGTCCTTTCCCATATCCACATTAAGATCGAACCTTTTCAGGGCCTTTCCCGCCACGTTGGCCGCCCGGTACGATGCGTATCTCATCCTTCCGCGTCCGTATCCCATAATCGGCACAACGTACCCCTCGCCGAACCGAAGGCAGAAGTCATAGACCGCGCTGGACTCCTCATCTCTCTCCGGCCTCTGGTACCTGCAGTCAATACCGGTCCTTACCGCCCGGTACTTAAACTCCTCGTTTAACACCGAAGGCCATTCCGCAAGTACGAATTTCTCGACGATGTCCCAGTTCTTTTCGCGGCCCGTATGGCCGGTCTCTAATCGTCCGGCCCATATCAGCCACTGCTGGTTACGGTATCCGTAGCCCTTTACGGTCGCCCATACATGATCGGCCTGGACATCTATACCGTTGGTCAGTATCTGCACGCCCGCCGGGACCTGCCGCATCCGGTAATCTCCTTTATGGCGCCGAAGCTGGGTAATGGAAGTCTCTCTTTCTTTCTCCTCCCAGGCAATCGCCTCCTGGTTATTACGGAAGTTCCGGTACGGATTAATATTGCCGGCTTTTCGATGGCGCATCGCGTTGGCATAATCGGCCGCTAATGTATCTACGGTTGTAAACATAGGATCCACCAGGACCGCCGGCACCCGCAGTGCCTTACGGGTCGATTCGGTATAGTCACCGACAATTTCACCGGCTTCGTTTATAGAGCAGCCCTCGGGACAGCCCTTGTAGCCGGAAACGGCCGCCTTGCGCTCTAATTCCGTCCAAAGTGAGCCGCAGTGCGGGCATACGTACCGGGCGCGGCCGCCCCTTTTATACTCAGCGGCCTTCAGGAATCCGCCGTCGGAGTCCTTGTCGAGCTTAACGTTAATAAAACTCGCTATATGAAACTTACCGCAGTGCGGGCACGGTATCCAGATTTCATGTTTGAGACACTCCTCGTAATTCCTGTCGGCCAGATCGCCGGCGTTCTTTGGGCTGGTTATAAAGAACTGCTTTGACACCGTCTCGTAAGTGCGCACCCGGTTATCCAGCTTACTGACCGGGTCGGTATCGTCCCTGATGTCCTGCTCCCACTCGCAGACCTCATCGCCTCCTACGTACCTGCACGGATCGTCGGCCAGCGTACCCGGTGACGTCGGCCAGCCCAAGGTGAGCATCATGTTATCGAGGTCCGTCGGCTCGCCGATATTCAGGTTGCGTATGTCCCCGCCAAGGTGACGCAGCACCCTCGGTGAATTCTCGAATATCGGTTTTATCCTCTTGATTCGTTTCTTGCAGACCTTAATGTCCGGCAGCACTATCTTCATCGGCCCCGGGTCCACGTCGATTATATATCCGATCCATCCGGTCATTATAGTGCTCTTGCCCACCTGCGTGGCGGCATAGACCCAGATCACCCTGGTCGTCATGTCGCTTAGCCAGTCGATTACTATCCGCCAGTAGGGGGTAATGGCCGACGACCACGGCCCCTTGATACGCGAGCTTTTGGCCGGCAGTATGAAACTGCTCTCCATCCATTCCAGCATGTGCCGTTTCTTCCGCGGAGCCAGTATCTCGGTGTGCTCGGCGCTTACGGGCATAGGGGCAAAAAACTCAACTGCCTTATAGGCAGATATATCTTCGGTTTGTTCAGCTACCGCCTGCATTATTATTATTAGTTAAAACCTCGTATAACTGAGTCAGTATTTCACTCGCCTTTTCGGTCAGCTTCAACTGTTCGGGCACCGCCGCCAGTCGTGAAAAGCAGTCGTCTCTCAGGTCCTCCAAAACCTTAACAATCTCCTCCCTCGGCTGGCCGAACATGAGGTTGGCGTAGTCGGTTATCTTATCGAAGGCGTTAATAACATTCTGGAGCTGTGCTATCTGGAAGCCGATGGCCGCTCCGCGGGAAACCAGCTCGCCGCGGTCCTCTAATAATCGCAGCCGCTCTCGCTCGGTCTTTACCTGCTGAAAAGGGTTCAGCGGCCCGATGGTACTCTTGCCCCGGGTCGCTTTTTTCAAGGTGAAGTCCTCGAACCATTTGATTGTAGTCTTAAGATCGAAGCTGCCGTCGCCGTTTCTCGGAAGTCCTTTATCATTGTACCATTCGTCCACCGCCTGGCGGCTGTACCCGAACAAATTGGCAAGCTGGACTATACCTATCCGCGTAAAGTCCACCGCCCTCGATACGCCCTGGTCATCATCGTGAGAAATCAGCTCCAGCATCTTCAGTGCCCGGGCATCGCCCTTATCGACCAGGGCCAATAGCGCCATCCTGCCGCGGACAATAGTTTCGAGCTTCTTTTTCTCCCATACGTCCCTAACCTCGGCATCGCTGTCCAGAAGCCTTCTAAGTGCAAAGCCCGTCTCGAATCCCAGCCACCTCGCCGCCTGGGAGACCGTCATCGTCTCTGCGCAGTCTCCTACATTCCTCAATAGCTGCCCCCGCTCCCACGCAGCGCCGAGCTCGGAATATTTTTCGCAATATTTTTGCAGAGTCTTGCGCAGCCGGGGCCGCTCACTGTGCAAAGCGATATCGGCCGCCGCAAGGTCCGAGTACTCGAGGCCCAATCGGCGGGCGAAGGAGGGGGGAAAGGGAAGGCGATCCCGCTTTCGCTTCGCTCGGCGGTTGGTCTGCTTCGCAGCCCGTTTTTTGGTATCTGCCTTCGCAGATGCTTTTTTAGATGTCTTCCGTGACATAATATTCCGCTCAATCGCCGCGGGGGCTTATTTTTTTTTCTTGCCGTTTGGTTTAATACCTAATTTTTTCATTAATTTGTTTTTTGTGCCGCTTTGAAGTGGTAGTTTGATTAATGTTCCAATCATCATATTTTCATTAACTTGTAACCAACCTTCTGCGGCATTTAACATTCTTTTATCAGCCGGAGGTAAATCTTCGCTTAGTTTTATTTCATTCCATTCTGCCATTGTTGTCTCTAATTTTTGGATAAAGCCTCTTACCCTTTTATCTACTGAAAAGGAAGCTAAGTTTTGTGAATCAATTAAATATAGTCCTTTCCCATTCCCAACCGCTATCAATCGTTCTGCTTTTTTCCTTGCAGCCAATTCTTTGTTAATCCGCTGCATTACTTTGCCGCGTGTGCAAGTCGCCCATTTCATATATTCATATGTTTTT